GGAGCTAGATATACAAAAGCTCTAGCAAGATCTATGGCACATACGAAGCAAGTAAAAGCTGCTTCTGTGCTTAACAACGCATTCTCATCAAGCTTTACAGGCGGCGATGGTGTTGCACTAGTAAGTACAGCTCACCCATTATCAGGTGGCGGTACTTTTAGTAATAGACCTAGCACTTATTCAGACTTGAATGAGACTTCATTAGAAGATGCTCTTATCTCTGTTTCAACTTTTGTTGATGACAGAAATATGGTTATTGCTTTACAAGGTAAGAAGTTAGTAGTACCACCACAATTACAATTTGTGGTTGATAGACTACTTCAAACTCCTGGTAGAGTAAATACATCTGACAATGACATCAATGCTATTAAGAATATGGGCATGGTATCCGAAGGGTACACTGTTAATAACTTCTTAACAGATAACGATGCGTGGTTCTTGATGACAGACTGTCCTGATGGATTTAAACACTTCGAGAGATCTCCTCTTTCAACTTCTATGGAAGGTGACTTTGATACTGGCAACGTCAGATTCAAAGCTAGAGAAAGATACTCATTTGGATTCTCAAATCCAAGAGCAGTGTTTGCATCTCAAGGTGCATAATCTTAATTGATTATTTAAAGGGAGCTTCGGCTCCCTTTTTTTTTAGATCAAACTAATATACAATCAAAGGACTAGGATTATTAACTTGTTCTATCGACTGACCTAGCAGACAAGCCGAGACAATAGAACTTATTTCCGTAGGAGGAAATTATGGCAAATTCAACATTTAGTGGGCCAGTTAGGTCTGAAAATGGTTTTAAGGTAATCTCAGTAAACAGCACTACAGGTGCAGAAACTGATGTCGTAGACATCGCATCAACAGGTATTGTTACTAACAAATATGTAAAACATGTAGGTTTTGTATCTGGTGTAACAGTAAATAGTACAGCAGGTGATTCACCAACTATAGGTACATTCGTACAACCCGCTAACACAATCATTACAGATATTAAAATTTTCTGTGATGTTGCTCCTGTTATTGGAGAGGGTGATATTGGTTACGAGGTTGGTACAGCTTCTTCTGGAGCACAAATTGTTGCTGCTCAAACAGACGAAATCTTAGATGCTGGTACAACTGTCGTTGTTCACAACGTAACTCAAACTGCTTTAGTTCTTCAAACACAAGATGGAACAACAGCTCCAGCTTCTGTTCAATATACAGACACAGCAAGAAATATTTTCTGTAACATTACTAATACAGTAGATGCTACAACCGCAGGTTCGTTTACTTTCATTATTGAATATACGCAAATAGCGTAAGGGGTAAATTATGGCAGGATATTCAGACGTAAAGGCAGTTACTATAACTGCTGATACAGTAGCCTTAGATGCAGATGGAATATCAGTAGCAGCATCAGTTGGAAATAACGCAGCACTTACTATAGGTGGTGCGTTAGCTTCAGGTGGTGCTTGTACTTTTAATGCGGGTAGAATTGTAACGATCCTTTCTGCTGGTAATGATGCAGCTAAATCATTTACTGTAGTAGGTACTGATGTTAATGGAGACTCTCAAACAGAATCCATTACAGGTGCTAATGCAGGTACGGCTACAGGTACTAAATTCTTTTTAACCATTGCTTCAATAACAGCTGTTGGTAATCCAGCAGGTAATGTTTCAGCAGGAGTTAATGCTTCAGCAGCAAATGTTATATTTGCAGGAAGATCAAGACTTAAAGGTATTTACCTAACAAGTACAGCCACAGCAGGCACTGTTGATTTCTTAACTACTTCTCCTAGCGGAACAAGTCTTATGGGATTAAGCTCTGTTGGTGATGCAGATGCAACAAGAGATGTAGTAATACCAAATGAGGGTGTTTTATTTACTGATGGTATTTTTGTTGAATACACTGTATCAACATTTTTAACCATGACAGTATTTCATGCCTAACAATGGCTAGTAGGCAAAAACCTATTAGAAGAACTACTAAGGGTAAATCAGCTAATTATCGCCCCACCAAAAGTGGGGCTGGTATGACGAAGAAAGGTGTTGCTGCTCATAGAAGAAAGAACCCAGGCAGTAAACTAAAAACAGCAGTTACTGGATCAGTTAAAAAAGGAAGCACAGCTGCAAAAAGACGTAAGTCTTATTGTGCAAGATCAGCAGGACAAATGAAGAAGTTTCCTAAAGCAGCAAAAGATCCTAACTCAAGATTGCGTCAAGCACGCAAAAGGTGGAAATGTTAAATGGCTAAAGCAAAGAGCGGTGGTAAAATTTGTCCTTCTGGTAAGGCTTGGGCAAAAAGAACTTTTGATACATATCCTTCAGCTTATGCAAATATGGCTGCATCTAAGTATTGCAAAGATCCTAACTATGCTAAGAAGTCTAAAGCGAAGAAGATGAAGAACGGAGGTCTTGTTGGTATAAAGGGACAAGGCATTGTTATGAAAGAAAGACTTAGATAATGGGACAACTAGCTCAGTGGAGAAAACAAAACTGGGTGCGTATAGGCACAGATGGTTCTATAAAAGGCCCATGTGGTACAAGCAAAGATAAAAAAAATCCAGATCGTTGTTTACCAAAATCAAAAGCACAAAGTCTTTCTAAAAAAGAAAGATCAACCACAGCTAAGAAAAAGAAAGCAGCAGGTAGAAAAGGAAAGACTGTTGTTGCTAATACAAAGAAAGCAAAAGTTTCTTTAAAGAATGGTGGAGAGGTTAGAAAGATTGCAAAAGGTTGTGGTAAAGTAATGAACAATAGAAGAAAAAAAACTAAATATTCATAGGAGTGAATTATGTTTAAAAGAACCAAAGGCTATGCCAAAGGCGGTATGGTTAAAGGCACTAAATATATGTCTAAAGGCGGAGTAGCTAAAGGAACTAAGTATATGGCCAAAGGTGGTGCTATGAAAGGTACCAAGTATATGGCTAAAGGCGGAGCTATGAAGGGAACTAAGTACATGGCTAAAGGCGGAAAAGTATAATAATTTTTTTACAAAAACAAAGGAGAGAGTGTTTTGTCATATTTAATTTCAAACATCCCGCAGTTCAAATGCTGGGTGAGAAAAGAGTTTACAGCTAACCATAGTAATTATCACGGAGAGTATTTACATGCTCTTGTTATAGGTGTTAATACTATTCCAGATAGATCTTTATCGTTTCAAGTAGTCTTTACAGGTTGCGAAATAGATGATGAGGAAGATGCACCCAATGTTCATGGCGGTGCTATGTGGGCAAGAATGCCTATTCAAGCTTTAATTGCAGATATACCATTACAAGAATGGCCTTCTCCTATGGAAGATCATTTAGCTCAACCATGGGATTGTCTTAGTCATGATCATTCTGTTGTAGTTTTAGATAGAGTTAGTTCATCTCCTTGGGTATGTAAAATAGGTGGAGAGTTCTATACAGGCAAATATTTATTTACAGTAGATTACACAGAAAATTCAATAGCTGATGATTCTGCTCAACATAAGCAATCACATGTGTTATATTTAACAGACGCTGGTGAGTATACTGGTAACTTTGTAGCATTACCTAATAATAGAGTTAGAGCTACAAACCCTGCTTTATGGCGTGTTGGAGAAGGAGCACCAGACTTTATGCCTTCTCAATGGACGCATTCAGCAGAACAACATGAGAGCTATATGGATCCTAATGTAACATTTAATAATCTATACGCTCCAGAGGAAGATTAATATGACAGAATTAAGCGTAACAGCAAAAAGAAAATTAATTAAAGAGCTAAAGGGTGCTTCAAAGTTGCATGCTAAACAGGCTGCACAAATAGAAAAATCTTTAAAGAAAACTAAGAAGAAGAAATAATGACAACATCAAGTAGTACAGACTTTGAGCCAGATGTAACTGAGTTTATAGAGGAAGCCTTTGAAAGATGCGGCCTTGAACTTCGTACTGGTTATGATCTAAAGACAGCAAAAAGATCTATTAATATTATGTTAGCTGAATGGGCTAACCGTGGTCTTAATCAGTGGACTATAGAACAAACAACTCAAACAGTTACTCAAGGTACTAATCAATATACTTTAAACTCTAATGTCATTGATATATTAGATTGTTCTATCAGAAGAAATACTGATGGGGCTAATCTTGATTTACAAATGTCTAAAATCAGTAGAAGTGAATACTTAAATATTCCAACTAAATCTACTGAAGCTAGACCTACTCAGTTCTTTCTTGATAAACAAGTAAGTCCTGTTTTAAATATATGGCCTACGCCAGAGAATAGTACAGATGTATTAGTCTTTAATAAACTAGTGAGGATGGATGATGCTGATACCGCCACAAATACAATGGATATGCCTTTTAGGTTTTTTCCTTGTTTCGCTGCTGGTCTTGCTTATTACATAGCTATTAAGAAAGCACCAGATAGAGTTGTTATGTTAAAGCAAATGTATGAAGACGAGTTTGAAAGAGCATTGTCTCAAGACGAAGATAGTTCTTCATTTAGAATTGCACCATACTTAAGACACGGATACTAAAATGGCTTATGCAGCTGGTAAATTTGCAAGAGCTCTTTGTGATAGATGTGGATTTGAATACAAACTTTCTCAACTAAGAGAAGAATGGAATGGTTTAAAAACTTGTAGAGATTGTTTTGAGCCTAAACATCCACAGCTTGAGCCATTACCACATGTATCAGATGCAGAAGCTTTATATAAACCTAGACCTAGTAATGATTTAGAATTAGGACAAGGAGCAGTTTATACTAATGATGGTGATTCTAATTCTTCAATGACAGCTGATCCTGTAGGATCTATAATTTTAGGATATGAAATGACAGTTTCTCTTGGCGAGGTTACAATAACAGTATGACATTAGCAGAGTTAAAAACATTAATTACAAACTACGTTCAAAACGAAGAGACTACTTTTGTAGCTACTCTTGATGACATGATCAAGAATACAGAAGAAAGGTTATTTGAGTTAGTACAGTTTGATCTATTTAGAAAAAATGTAACAGGTAACTTAACAACTGGAA